GGAAATTGTCAACCTCTCTTCTTAGGATATCTTCTGAATAGATTCTGCCATTACCGTTTTGAGCATCTGCTCTTTGCATAATACCTGTAAGATAGATTGTCCCATTCTTAACTTCGCGTTTCTCATCCTCTGATAAAAGATCTTGGCAAACGCCACCTTCACAAAGTTCAAAATATTCTCGGAGAAGATACTTATCAGACATTATTTTTCTTCTCCTTGATTAGTTTCACGAACATAAGCCATCGTCATATCGTGAAGATCATTTTCGATTTCTCTTTCAATCATTCGTCGCAGTTCCAGTGCTTCTATTTTTCTTTTTTCAAAATCTGTCTTGATGCCTCGTTTTGCATATATTTCTTTAAGGCCCTGCTCTAATGCCGCGAGCATTTGACGAAGGATTTTATCTTGGATTATGTCTGCTTCTTCTGCGGAAGGATCTTCGTCTTCTGCTTCAAGGTTCTCGTTCATCATGCCAGAATATGCTGGATTGTCTTCGATATTTTCTGCGCCTTGAAAAGTTTTTGTTAACCAACCATGAATGTCGTCCAATCCAGAAATAATATCTTGAGAGATTGGGTCATTTGCTTGGCAAGCCATTGGAAGATGATTTTTAGCCATATCAAGTAATGCAAACCATTTGTCAAGCTCTTGTGGTCTTTCTACATTTATGCTTTTCTCAAAATAAGGATCTTTTGGTTGTTCTATCTCATTCGCAAAACTTTGAATTTCTTCCTTGATAACTTGTTTGATATAGCCTAATTTAAATTTCATAACACATCTCCAAAAATAAAAGCGGGCATTACCCGCACGAGTCAGTTGCCGCTACAGCATCTTCTAACTGGCTGAAGCATCCACTTCTTTGTCCAACCATTTACCATTCGCTAATCACCACCTAATTTGACTTTCAATCCAAAGTCGTTAACTAACATACTTAGCATGTATGACACTCCAGATCCAATACAACCCATACAAAGAGCAGTGAACGCAGAATAATCAAATGTAAATAGTTCCGTATATTTATTTATGGACCACAAAAATAAGCCCACCCAAAATCCCATACACATTGGACAATGAAACAATTTTCCAAACCCATTTAGTGATTCTTTTGATGGCCTAATTTTGTTGAAGATGCTTCCAAATACAAGAATTTGTGTCATCCCATAAGAAGCTAAAGAGAAGTAGATAAGATCCAATTCATGCCTCATTCATAATATCCATATCCGCTAAGATATCTGCGGATACGATATGGAGTGATTGAGCCTTTTTTAGGTTCTTGAGGAACTTCGCCAAGTTCTGTTGAATCTTCTGGAGTTGGGTCAACATAGTTATCTTCAATTTCATCCTCAATGAATTCTTGAGTAGCGAACTTTGGTCTTTCGATATCAATGAATTTTGATGTAGAAAAGACAACAACTTGATTCTCGTTAATATTATCATCAACAGCTTCAGGATATTTTCCTTCAATTGAGCCAAAAACATTTCCTGCTTGAACAGACTCTGGAAGGATTATACCTTGCTGGATCATATATTTGAAATAATTATTTTGAACATCATAGATTTCATCAGAGATGTCATCCTTTGGAAATGTCATAACCTTTTTCATCTTTGTGTCAATAATGATATCAATTTGGTTATGATCCAGAATCATTAGTTTTCCATCAAGAGTTTTGCGAATGTTTATCTCAACTTGAGGAACTGGTGGTTGTTTTGGCTGCTCTTGAGCTTCAATCTCTTCAGATGGCTCGATGTTAATATTAATTGCCATCTTGTTGAAACTCCCTCACAAGACTTTGAATTTTAGATATCTCTTGAATCATTTGTTGGTCTGGTTTTCTGGCCTTGTATGATTCAAGCATTTCCAAGACTTTGTTTGCGTTTGTTTGCATTGTTTGGTCTTGTTGGATTTCTTCTGTATCGAATGATTTTTTGACTGCTTCTTTGAGTCTGCCAATCTCTTCTTCAAGATACACTTTTAATTCGATTCCATTGTTGTCGAACGAAGTGATGTATCTGGTCAATAGTTCTTTTTGCTCTTGCAAAAGTTTATCACCATATTCCTCATTAAATCTTTTTGTGAATGATTTGAAAACAAGGTTATCAATTGGTTTTAGTTCGGCCTCTTTTTGATTATCGACTGTCATTGTATCGACAATGTTTTTCTCCAATAAGACCTTTGATTTAACAGTAATGTTTTGGCTAAAAATTTGTGAAATTGATGCTAAATTTTTATAGTTCGGAACGAAATTGGAGAACACATCATTCTCAAAGTTCTTCTTAATTTTCTTTAAAATTACATTCTGTTCTTGCAGTAGTTTATCTTTGTCAATATTCTGGTGACGCAACTTAACTTCATTCAATACTCTTTCTGCAACTTGACCAGAAATACCGTTTGTTTCTGTGATTGCTTTATATAATTTAAGCTCTTTATAAGATTCTGTATTTCTGTTAAATGACTCTTTGATGATGGTCTTGATTTCGTGTTGCTTCTGGATATTCTTGTCCAACACTGCCCTTGTTAACTCTTGAATAAGGGCTTCATAAATAAACGCACTATTTCTTTTTTTGTTATGTTTAAACTTTGCCATCACGCTTCTCTCTTTTTAGAATCCAAGTTTTCAATAATTGCTTGAATCTCAACATCATTTTGAAGAACTTCTAATTCTTCTTTCGTAACATTCTTCTTATAATTAGTTGATAAATCTTCAACAATGCCTTTACTTAATTGTCTTAGTGGATAATAAAAGTGATCTTTTTGTCTTGATGGCATTGTGCCTGTTTCATTTGACCACTTGCTTTTGTAATGCCTTTTTCTTGCGCCAAGATCTCTTTTATCGTGATGTGTTTTAAATCCTGAATCATTTCTCTTACCAGGAGCTGATAATAGCGTTTCGTCTTCGCCACCAGCGTCTTCTCCAGCAGCTGCATCATCTCCTCCAAGGCCAAGATCGTCACCAGCTCCAGCGGCGTCGTCACCTGCTAAATCTGCTCCGCCCGTAAGATCTCCGCCACCCATTAAGTCTCCACCACCAGCAGCTTCAGCATCTGCTGCTGCGGCAGTTTCGAGCGCAGCATCAAATTTACGATCATAGAACATTTCTCTTTGATTCTTAATGACTTCTTCGTCTGAAAGATCAAAGATGTTTTTCGCAACCCAATTTCTACTGAAATATCCTTCAGTTGCGGCAGCAGCAATATCAAACTTAGTTCTCCAATGCTCAAGCTCTTGTAATTCTGCAAGTTTTGATGGAGCATTCAAATGAAGCTTAAATGAGATTAAATCATTACCAGTATAGCCCAAAGTATAAAGATGGATAACTGCAATCTTTTCAAGCTCCGACACGACGCTTCTTTGAAGTCTTGTGATTGTTCTTGCAAAACGAATATCTTTTTGTGCAAGAGTTGTCTTATCTTCGCCCTCGCCTTCTTGTGTAAGATATGAAGGAGGAATCTTTAATGCTGAAAATAATTTGTCACGAAGATATTTTACATCATCGATGTCGCCTGTATATGTCCCACCAGGCAATGACTCAACTCTTGTTCCGCCGGTTGAACCACGAACAGGAATGAAATAATCTTCATCAATTGACATTGGATTGTAACGAAGGTCAACTCGGCCTGTTGTCTCATCAATAACTTGATTTCTCTTCATTGATGTTACAATTCTTTGCATATGTTGTTCGACTTCTTTTTCTGGAATACCACCAACATCAATATAAAAAATTCTTCTTTCTGGAGAGCGGACAACACGATATGCCATCATTGCATCTTCTATAAGTGAAAGTTGTCTCCAAATTCTTCTTGAAGCTTCCAAAACTGATGTTCCATAAGGAGCATACTTATCATTTCCAAGGATTCTAAAGTGTGCAACTTGCCAGTTTTCAAATGTCAATCCACCAGAATTCCACTGAAACTGAACATAATTTGGATTTGTTTTGTCTTCTCCTTCCATTCTTTCGATTTCGGCAGGTGGAAGGCCAACAACAGATTTAACACCAGTATTCTCATCAATATCCAAATAAAGAAAGTAATCTCCATATTTGCACATTGTTCGGCACCATCCAAAAATATTAAACTCAATATTCAGGACACTATAAAAAAGATTATTTAGGAGTTCTTTAATTTCTTCGTTTGGACAATTGATTGTCAGAAGCTTTTGAAGAGGAGAAGAAACTGTCATTTCGTCTGCATAGATATCGAGAGCAGATGCAATTTCTGGAGTATATTCCATCTGGTCGAAATCAACATACCTTTCAGCTCTTGCGGCATGATTGATTGAATTGGCATATATGTTATCAAAAGGATTGTAAGTGGTCTTTTTAAATTGCAAACCAGCAGCAGACTGGTTC